GGGCGGAAGGCGTGGGGGTAGGGGTGGAAGCCCTCCCCATGCAACTAGACCCAGGGAGATTGCTCCCGGGTATGAGACTGGTGAGGGGCCCACATTCTCCACCCCCACACCCCGGCCCACCAGTCTCTACAATCAAATGCGATATATAACTGGTGGGCCCGGGGCAGATCCAGGCGGCCCTATGGGTGACCCCATGATGCAGGCCTGGGATTACCCGGGCAGGAGACGCGGCGGAAGACGCGGCGGAGGTAGGTGGCGGGCCGAGCATGATGCTGTGCGTGAGAGACTTGGTATTGGCCCCACTTTCCCGAATCCCCCTGGAGGGCCGCCCCCGCCCACCCCGCCATATCAGGTAGGTAGGGCCTATACATTAGGGTCAGGAGGTCCCAGGAATAATTGGGCCAACAGGAATAGAGACCGTATAGCTGCCGGTGAAACGGGTATGCGCCGAGTTGATGACTGGGTGCCGCCCTGGGGCATGATGCCGCCTGGGATGTCGCCGATGACACCACCGCCCAGTTCCCCGGGCTTTGGCGCGCCCGGACAAGGGGATTTCGGTGATCTTATTTCTCGGGCGGAGCAGGGCTTTCAGCAGGCTCTCGCTCAAGTCCGACACCTCAATCCGGAATTGGCTGGTCTTGGGGACCAAGAGGTGCTGGCCTGGGCCAGGGCCAACGCAACCCCGGGCCTCCTTGGTGGTGGGAACCCCTTACCGGGGACAACTCCAATAATTGGCCCCCAGGGACTCGTTCAGAACGGACCCATATATGGGGACAGAACGATTAACCCGGCCAACTTGCCCCCGACCGACCTATGGGGTGAGGTTGCCTCAAGGAACTCAAGGTTGGCAGGCAACCCGGGTGGCCCCCTGGCAATGAGGCAAAGGAACATAGACAACTGGACACCCCTACCGACCCCCAGCTTCGGTGATGTAGACTTTGGTTTTGGTAACACCACGCCGCCGTACCCCCCGGGAACTGGTTTTGGCGGAGGAGGATACGAAGTCCCCCCGGATTTCAACGTCCCTTCCTATAACCCGACTCCCACCCCGAGTTACGGTGATCAGGGGCTCCAAACGTATGGTGGGAGAACCCTCCAGGATTGGTTCCCCTCTCCCGCTAATCAATCCAGCAGGAACACTCTGAGCTACACCGATGGGGCTGGCCTGAGGGACCACTTCGGATTCTCCGAGTCCCAGGCCCCTGGTAGGTATGTTCCTGCCGGTCTGTTTGCAGATTGGCTAGGCCGGGATCCGGGGCGGCAGGCGAATATAGACAACTGGTCTGTCCCCAACTACATGCAGGAGGGGTTTAATCCGTTCGCGGGAGGGGGATACGGCGGTACGGGACCGCTCTTTCCAGCCCCTCCCGGGGGTTTTGGCATCGGTGGAGGGGTATAGCGGTTGGCTATAGATAGGATGCTAGAAGAAGGTCCCATGGGGGCTATGGATTTTGACCAGGAGGTTGAGATTGAGATTCTCAACCCCGAGGCTATTTCCACAGAAACTCCAGATGGTGGGATGGTTATAGACTTCACTGGTGGCTCCGAGTCAGGGGAGGATGTTCCCTTTGACGCAAACCTTGTTGAGCATATGGAAGAGGATGATCTCTCCAGGTTGGCCTCCGATCTTGTGGGGGCCTATGAATCCGACAGGATGAGCAGGAAGGACTGGGAGGAGACCTATATCAAAGGTCTCAACAACCTGGGACTCAAGATGGAGGAGAGGACCTCCCCTTGGGAGGGTGCCTGCGGTGTGACCCACCCGATTCTCTCGGAAGCGGTTATCCGGTTTCAGAGTCAGGCCATCAGCGAGATATTCCCATCCGGCGGGCCGGTCAGGACTAAGATTGTCGGCAAGGCCGACACGGAGAAGGTCAAGCAAGCTCACAGGATTGAGAATTACCTTAACTACCTAGTCACTGAAGTGATGGAAGAATACCGTCCCGAGACCGAGAAGATGCTCTTCAGCCTCCCGCTTGCAGGGTCTGCTTTCAGGAAAGTCTACTGGGATGACACCCTGGGTAGGCCGTGTGCGATGTTTGTTCCCTCAGAGGACGTAGTTGTGTCCTACGGGGCTCCGTCCCTCGAAAGAGCCGACAGAATTACGCACGTAATGAAGCGAAGTCAGAACGATGTGCGGAAGATGCAGTTCAGCGGCTTCTATTCGGACATTGAATTGGGTGAGCCGGTCAGGGATCCGGGCAACATACAGAAGAAGTACGACGAATTGACGGGAGAAGAGCCATCTTACGAGTTCGACGGGCGCTATACCCTCCTGGAAATCCACACTGATGTCGATTTGGCTGGTTTTGAGGACAAGGATGGGGGTGAAGAGACGGGAATTGCCCTTCCTTACGTGGTCACTATCGACTTGGGGTCCAAAAAAGTCCTTTCTATCCGGAGAAATTGGTTAGAGGACGACCCCAACAGGCTGAAGAGGCGTCACTTCGTCCACTACGAGTACATTCCGGGCCTCGGATTCTACGGATTTGGCCTAATCCACATGATTGGCGGCCTCGCGAAGTCTGCAACGTCCCTTTTGAGGCAGCTTGTTGACGCCGGGACGCTCTCAAACCTCCCTGGCGGCCTAAAATCCCGTGGTTTGCGGATCAGGGGTGAGGATTCTCCGATTTCCCCGGGCGAATTCCGAGATGTGGACGTTCCCGGCGGTGCAATTAGGGACAATATCACTTTTTTGCCCTACAAGGAGCCATCCTCGGTCCTATATCAGCTTCTCGGCAACATTGTCGAGGAGGGAAGGCGCTTTGCCTCGCTGACAGACCTAAAAATCAGCGATATGAGCAACCAAGCGCCTGTTGGGACCACTCTGGCGCTCCTTGAGCGCTCGATGAAGGTCATGGCGGCGATTCAGTCTCGACTCCACTCCTCCATGAAGGTTGAGTTCGAGATTTTGGAAGGAATTGTCCAAGATAACGCCCCTCATGAGTACCCGTATGACCTTGAGGGCGATGAGACTATGAAATCGGAAGATTTCGATGAGCGGATTGACGTAATCCCCGTCTCTGACCCGAATTCGGCCACTATGGCCCAGAGAATCATGCAATACCAAGCAGCGATGCAATTAGCAGAGACCGCTCCGGATATTTACGACATGCCAGTGCTTCACAGGCAGATGCTTGAGGTTTTGGGCATCAAGGATGCCGATAAGGTTGTCCCGGTAGAGGATGACATACCGATCAAGGATCCGATCCTTGAAAACATGGATATGTTGAGAAGTGAGCCGGTTAAGGCGTTTATGTGGCAGGATCACAAGGCCCACATGGCTGCCCACGTAGCTGCCTCCGAGGATCCGGGAATCCTTGAGATGATGGAGAAGAATCCGAAGGCTGAGTCTGTCCAGGCGGCCCTTATGGCTCACATAGCAGAGCATCTGGCATTTGAGTACCGATCCCAGATTGAAGACACCCTAGGTGTGGATCTTCCGGCTCCCGACGAGCCGTTGCCGGAGGATGTTGAGATCCAACTCTCAGGACTTGTCGGTCAGGCTGCAGAGAGGCTCTTGCAGAAGCATCAAGCCGAGAATCAGGCCGCCCAGGCGGAGGAGATGGCAGAAGATCCCATTATCCAGATGCGGCGGGAAGAGCTTGAGATACGGAAGATGGAGACTCAGGCAAAGATTGCTGACCAGCAAGCCAGACTTGCTCTTGAGCAGAAGAAGGCTCAGGACAAGAGTGGTATCGACATAGAGAAGATGCGGACCGATGCGGAGATCCAGTTGGAGCGCATTCAGTCTACAGAGCGCCTCGCGGAAGGAAACGCGGGCGTTTCGCTTGTTCAAACGCTCCTGGATGCGAAGGCCAAGGACGGCGAATTGACCGCAGAAGAGGCCAAGACGAGTGCTGAGATGGGCCTTAGGCTGTCCGAGCTTATGCTCTCTGCGGAGAAGATGATGAGGGTCGAGAAGGCCGAGGGTGCAAAGATAGGCTCCAGGCTTATGGAGAAACTCATGGATCTCCAGAAGGAAATCCATAGCCCAAGGAACAGGGAATCCTAATTGGATCCAATCATTGACGCCTTTATGGACAGGCTCTCGGGCCTGATAAGCCAGTACGCTGAACACGTTTCGTCTGGCTCGCTAGAAGATTACGCATCTTATCAAAGGTCATGCGGCACGATAGACGGTTTACGTATGGCCGAGCGAGAGATGAAGGAGCTTGTCTCCAAAGTTATGTCCGAGGATGATGGTATTTAGCCATCCCTTGCAAAGGGTGTACTGAAACAGCCCTAAGTGTTTCTGCAAAAGGAGAATATTGAGTGACTGGAGAGATTCAGTACAGCGACGAGCAGCCGGTTCCTGCATCAAAGGTTCCGGACCCTTCGGGGTTTAAGCTGCTTATCGCCTTACCGGAGGTCAACGAGAAGACCGAGGGTGGAATCTTTGTCCCCGACGAGAGGCGCGATGCAGAATCCGTTGCGACGATTGTTGGTTTTGTGATGAAGGTTGGACCCGAGGCATATGCTGATGAGAAAAGATTCCCCAGTGGTCCTTGGTGCAAGGAGGGGGATTGGATCGTAATGCGCGCTTATTCGGGCACCCGCATTCGCGTACACGGTCAGGAATTCAGAATAATCAATGATGACTCCGTTGAGGCGGTGGTCGATAATCCTATGGGGGTTGTTAGAGCATGAGTCAACCACTCGATGATCTTATGGGAAATGTCCTTGCTGAGCCTATCGCAAACCCTACTCCCGAATCCGGCGATGTTGAGGTTCAGGTAGTAGACGATAGGCCTGCAGAGGACCAAGTAGGTGCGAGGGACGATGACCGTAGTGCGCCCGATCTCGAAGAGATTGAGAAGATGGGTGGGCGCGCAGGGAAGAGAATCTCCCGCCTGAAGTACGAGTACCACGAAGAGCGGCGCAACAAGGAGGCTGCGATCCGCATGCAGGAAGAGGCCATCCGCTACGCCCAGCAGATGGAGAGCCAGAACAGGGAGCTTCGCTCAGTTCTTGAGAGGGGAGAGAAGGTTCTTCTCTCAGAGATCCACAACAGGACTGACGGAGACCTTGCTGCTGCTAAGGAACGGTACAAGAAGGCCTACGAGTCCGGTGATGCTGACAGCATTGCGGATGCGCAGGAGGAGTTAAGTAGGGCAGTGCATGACGGCCAGCAGGCCGAACAGTACCAGCCGGTTGTAGGGGCGCAGAACCAACAATACGCTCAGCAACAAATGGCAATGCAGCAGATGAACATGCAGAGGGCAAGGGCCGCTGCCCAAGCCCAAGCCCAAGCCCAAGCGATGCGAAGGCAGCCTGTGGATCCCAAGTTGGGCAAGTGGATGGAAAGCAACGAATGGTTTGGGAAAGATCCTGAAAAGACTCAGTTTGCTTACGGTGTTCATGAACGCCTTGTAAATGAGGGTCTGGATCCCAGGTCAGAAGAGTACTACCAGAAGATTGATCAAAGAATGGGAGAAGTTTTCTCCGATATGTCCGGTGCCCAGGGAACGGAGGGTCCTGCTGTTGGGAACCGGACTAACGTGGTAGTTGCCCCCGCCGCAAGGTCGGGCGGTCCACCGCGCAAGGTACAGCTAACCTCCACCCAGGTAACTCTCGCGAAGCGCCTGGGTATTACACCTGAACAGTACGCCAAACAACTCACAAGAGAGAATTGAAATGGCTGAGGAACGCGCACCGAGAGAAGTTGAAACACGCGATAGTGAGGCTAGGGAAACTCCGTGGAAACCGGCCCCCCTCCTTCCGCAACCCAATCCCAGAGAGGGATTGGATCACAGGTATGTACGAGCATCTTCCCGGGGAGAGGCAGACAATATTAACGTCTCCCAAGCTCTCCGGGATGGATGGGAACCCGTACTGTCCAGTGATTATCCCGAACTAATGGTTGTCTCTGATAGAGGCAGCCAGTACCCCGACAATGTTGTTATCGGAGGGCTCTTGCTTTGTGCGAGGCCCAAAGAAATTGGCGAGGAGTTCGAGAAGTTGGCGCAGAAGGAAGTGGAAGGTCAGACGGAGGCTCTAGACCAAAACTACTTCAGAGAGCAAGATCCACGTATGCCGCTCACTAGACCTGAGCGTAAGACGCGGATCACGTTTGGCGATAACTAATGGTGGAAGTACCACGCATGGCTATCG